AAACGCACACGCTTTAAAAAAAAGCCAAGTTCCTCTCTCTCTCTTATAGTTATATATACAAAAGTAAATGGAAAGAACAACAATCAATAATACATACATATATAATACAGCTCTGAGGTTTCCTGCCGTAGACCTGACACAAGACAAAAAAAAATATATATAAATAAAAAATATATATAAATCTAATAGCATAAAAAAAGGTAGATGGCTGTTACACCACCTACCCTTAGTATTAACTTGGAAACTCTACGAATTGTTCCCAGGCTTTATCCTTTTTAGGATTACCAGCTTTGATAGAAGTATTAACCGCTTTCTTAGCTAACTCGTTTTTAGAGTAGAGATTGATTGGACAAATGTAATCAAATACTTTGCGTATTGCATCAGTACCTATGATATCATCCATACCTTTCTTTAAGTCTCCTGCTTGAGTAAAGATTTCTTTAGCGTCTCCACTAGCTACTATCTGGTGTACTTGATAGCAACCCTGCCAAGAACGTATAAGATATTTACTTTCTTTACCATTGACTACGAGACGATACCTAACTTTAGGTTTACCATCTGTACCCAATACAGCGTTGTCAATTCTACCGACTTGCACGGTTATATTCTTTTTTCCTAGTTTACCTTGAGTAACACCACCTAGGAAACGTGTGATGTCTGAATTAAGTTTTGGCTTAGCCATTGTCTTAACCCTTTCTGTTACGGTTGTCTACTGATAACAACCTCTGACACACTTGCTCAGAGTGTTGTTATGAACTAAGAGTTGATGAGGATGAAGTGAGTGCACAGAAAATTTTAACTGGGACGAGGGGTCTGCTACGGAGCGTAGCGTAGTAGTATGCTTAGGCTTGTCCTAACATCCCCGAGAAGGAAGAAAATTTTCGTAATGTTCTTGAGTCGGAATGGTAGCACGAGGCTAGCGAATACGTGGAGCGTACCGAGTGCTAGTAGAGCGAATTAGGAACGACACTTGAGCACGGCAATGTAATGAGCTCACAATGGAGACGATTAGAACATTTGCACCACGGGGATAAAGACTAGAGTGAATAGTGAAGGAGATGTCTCGCCCGAAGGCGAGTGTCAACGAGGCGAGGATATTACAGATGCGAGACACGACTGAACGAAGGTACATTGATACTTACTGATATAGTGTGTGAAAGATAAAGAGTATACTATATATAGTGGTATAGGAAAAGAGTATAGGAGTATAGAGAGTGTCTGAGGTTTGAATCATAGGGAACTAACTTAAGTACATATACTAGACATATATAAACAAAGGGTACTATATGTAGTATGTTTTAATACAGGGTGGGATAAGTAATTGTATGCGAGCGTAAGCGAGTATCCATATAGGGTGGGGTCCATATAGATGTATGTTAAATGTAAGTTTTGAACAGGTGGTTAACGCGTAACGGGGGATATTAATGTGGCGTGGGGTGGTTAGAGTATGTCATATCAAAAAAAATTACTGGTAACTAGCTTAATGTAGACGTGACACTTACCTGTACATTGACTGGGAAAGTGTTACAGGAGGATTGTAAAGTCCTGCATAAGTAAGTGTCTAGTTTATTATAGCATACACGTACGTAAGTCTAGTAAAAAAGAAATTCTTTTTTATAGTGCGTTTGGGGGGGTGTTTTCGGGCAGGGGCGGACATTGAGCGTACGGTAAAAAAAATAATTCTTTTCTTTTCGTAAGTCCTCGGGTACTCGCCTTGTGGTAATCCCAGTCCTAGCATTCTGCTAGTAGCGAGCTTTCGTCCGTCCGATAGCCTCTTTACCTGTAACTTATTAGTTCAAAAAGAATGTTTGTTAAAAGTATATTCATACTAACATACAATTAAGAATAAAGGAGGATATTATTTATGATTTTAAACAACAGTTATCTGTGGGAGAACAAGGAGAGAAACTGGTTAGGCTCTTCTACGAATCTAAACGAGAAGAAGAGAAAACTCTCTATATTGTTAGAGAAGCACAACAATGGGAGCAGCAGCAAGGTGCAGACTTCTTTGTGGTCAACAACAGGTTGGGTACAAAGTACTTTGAGGTAAAGACAGATACTCAAGCTAAAGATACAGGTAACGTAGCACTTGAGATACAGATAGTAGATAATGATGGATTTAAGTCTATAGGGTGTGCAATGAAAACATTCCCTGACTTTCTGTTTTACTGGATACACCCAACTACTGAGATACTTTACTATGACCCAAAGAAACTAAATCCCTGGATTGTAGATTGGATTGCTGACGGCAACCACAGGATAGTAGAGACAGAAAATAAAAATTTTTTTTCACGCTCTTTACTTATACCAATAAGCGAATTAAAAGCTACAGGGGAAGTACGTACTATGAACGTAACAGAAGAGTTAGTAGATAAAGTTATTTACTCTTAACTATTTGTTTGTGAACAGTATCAGAGATACAAGGTAAACCATCTATGTGGTGTTTGAATTTTTCTTTACAAGCTAAACATCTTTGATGTCTGTTGTAGGTAAAATCTACTTTAGCCATTAGATAATCTAAGTTTAAAGCTGTTTGTCTAGCAATTTTGTTTAGGTCTTTTTCTCCAGTCATAAGTTCTACTATAATAACATAATGAGAACACGGTGCAACAACTGTGGTGGAATACTTAAGTTTAAAAGAAAATTTAAGTTTTGTGTTAATCTAGGATGTGTGGATTATAATATCAAACTAAGGAGATATGATGTACGGAAAAAAGATGAAGAAAAAGAAGAATAAAGCATCTCGTAAATCTAAGAAGATGTACTAATGCCTACTGTAAACATTTTCTCAGAGCCTAAAGAATTACAGAAATGGGCTATCAAACTTGCTAATGCTTGTGGTGGTACGCAAGTAGAGAGAACAATGATACTAGCAAAACCTAAGCCTGATAAGATTGCAATGCTTATGGATAGGTTTGTAAATGACCACAATGAAAATACTATTGCAATATTAAATAAACTGGAAGAAGAATAAATGAAATTAAATAACTGTTGTGGAGCTTGCCCTGATACGTGCAAGGGTGGACCAAATGGCTCCTAAGAAAAAACCTAAAAGAAAACCTATTAATGCTTCTACTAAGAAGACATTACAGGCTAAGGCTGCAAAAAGTAAATATACTTATGGACAATTAGTAAGAGTATATAGACGTGGACAAGGTGCATATTTATCATCAGGTTCTAAGTCTGCATCAATGCAAGCCTGGGCTATGGGACGTGTAAATTCATTTATAAAAGGTGGTCACTCTCAAGATAACGATATTAAGAAGGGTAGGAAAAAAAGTGCCTCCAAGAAAAAAAAGAAGTAGACGTAAAGTTAAATATGAAAAGGGTGTCCCATCTAAATACCTTAAGAATAAAAAAAATTCAAAGAGTTCTGTTGCTCGTGAAATTAAGGCGACTGCAAAGGCTTATAAAGAAGGTAGGTACATAGATTTGAAAAAAGTACAGAAATCAAGAGCTACTAAGAAAAAAAGGTCTAAATGAAAGTTAAAGGCGTAGATTTATCTGCTTTGACTAAACGTCAACAACAGACTATGAAAAAGCATTCAAAACATCATAGTAAAAAACATATTCAGTATATGTACAATTCTATGAAACGTGGTGCAACTTTTACTCAGGCACACAAACGTGCTCAGAAAGCTGTAGGTAAATAATGTCACACGCTAACCGTAAAAAAGCCTTACTTAAAAAACACGGACTTAAAGGTGTTAACAAACCTAAGCGTACACCTAAGCACCCGAAAAAGTCACACGTAGTTTTAGCACAAGAAGGTCATAAACTTAAACTAATTAGATTCGGTCAACAAGGTGTTAGAGGTGCAGGTAAAAGCCCTTCGTCTGCTAAACAAAAAGCTAGACGTAAATCTTTTAAAGCAAGGCACGCAAAAAATATTAAAAAGGGAAAGATGTCAGCAGCCTATTGGGCGAATAGAACCAAATGGTAAATGTAGTATGTGCAGTTCCAGACTGTGCAAATTTATTACCTAAAGGTCAAAGAAAATTTTGTTCAGACAAATGCAGACAGTTAATTGATAAAAGGAAATGGCGTGCTAAGAAAAATGGAGAGGTCTATATTCTTCCTGAGAAAAAGACTAATGCTAACGCTAAGAAACCTAAAAAAGAAACTAAATCGGAAGATGGACGAGCTAGTGCTAGACGTGGCAGTGTCTATGACAAATTCATACAAGATGGAATTATTCACGAAGTACTACAGGAAAGTATTACAAGAGATGAAGCAGCTAAATTACTTAAAGTTAGTAAAGCACAAATTTCAAGATTTATGGCTGCGTATCAAGAAGATGTTGAGTTAGAAAAAGCACAACAAGATTGGGATGTACCTGACGCTGCTATTGAATCGTTAGAAAGTTTTACAGAATTTAGGAATAGATATTTTTTAACTGAGAAAGGTGTACCGTTTGAAACAGCACCATTTCACAGTAACTGGATAAAAACGCTAAACAAAGCTATAGACGAAGGTGGTCAGCAAATGATACTGTCACCACCAAGGCACGGCAAAACAGAATTGTTAATACACTTTGCTGTATGGCGTATTATGAAAAATCCTAACATAAGAATTATGTGGGTAGGTGGTAATGAAGATATTGCAAAAAACTCTGTGTCTTCTGTAATTGATACATTAGAAAGTAACGAAGCATTAAAAGAAGATTTTTGTGGACCAGGTGGTTCTTTTAAACCAAGAACACGAACAGGAAAGTCTTGGTCACAAAATGGTTTTACTGTATCAACAAGAACAGTACACGGTATAAAGTCACCAACTATGATTGGTATAGGTAAAGGTGGTAAGATACTTTCTCGTGACTGTGACTTAATTATTGCAGACGACATAGAAGACCACGCATCAACAGCACAACCTAGTGCAAGAAACAATACTAAAAACTGGTGGACTACAACACTTGCATCACGTAAAGAGGAACATACTGCAATTATTGTTATTGGTTCTAGACAACACCCTGATGATTTATATTCTTCATTATTAGATAGTGAGGCTTGGGAAACAATAGTAGAAGAAGCACACAGTTCAAGTTGTGAGATACCTGAGCTAGAAGAAGAAGAACATTTTGATTGTATGTTATGGAAAGGCTTTAGAAGTTATAAATGGCTTATGTCACGTAAACGTGATGCTATGACTACTGGTGGTTTACAAAGATTTGAAATGGTGTATCAGAACAGACCAGGCGAAGGTGGTGCATCAATATTTAACGTAGAAAACATTACACAGTGTTTTGATATAAATAAAAATGTAGGAGAAATACCCAGACATTCTTACTTAGTTGCAGGATTAGACCCTGCTGCATCAGGATACCAAGCAGCGTTTTTATGGGCAATACTTGATGATGGTGAAGATGCAATGATACAAATGGTAGATATAGAAAATAACAAAGGTGGTGGTATAGAAGAAGCACTTCGTGTTATTAAAGAATGGCATAAGAGATATCATTTATCACATTGGGTTATAGAAGAAAACAACTTTCAAAAAGCTATAAGACAAGACCCACGTATAAAAGAATATGCAAACAATAACGGTATTATTCTTGAAGGTCACGAAACATATAAAAATAAATGGGATAGTCATTTTGGTGTTACTTCTTTAGCACCTATGTTTACAGACAAACTAATTGTGCTACCTTACGGTAATACAGAATCTAAAGTAAAATCAGAGATATATAGAAAACAGCTATCATACTTTTCTGCTAGACGTAAAAATGTTTACAAGTCAGATGTAGTTATGGCAAGTTGGTTCCCTATAAAAGTATTAAGGAAGTTGCAAAAAGCAACTTATTCTGATATAGGAATTGATTATAAACCTAGCTATGAAGGCTTTGATATAGTAGAATGGAACGAAGCACCTTGGAGTTAAATGCTAGTTAAAGACATCTTAGATAGAACAATACACTTAAAAGAAATGCACGACGAAGCATTACCTGATAGGGCTAGGTTTAGAGCAATTATGAACGGTGGACCAGGTGGCTTAGCTGCTTTACTTGGACCATCAATGAAAAATATGGATGAGGATTTATTACCTGCACCAAATTTGTTAGTATCTGCTTTAGATAGACTTGCACAAAAAATAGGAAGAGTTCCTTCATTAGATGTTCATATAACTAACCCAAGAGATAGTGAACGTAATAAGAAGAAAAAAGATAAGTTAGAAAGAATTGTTACATCATATGACCAATTCCAAAGACTAGAAACACAATTACCACAAGTAGCTAGATGGTTACCAGGTTATGGTTTTGCAGTATGGGTTATTACAAGCAAGACTGACCCTCAAGGTAATGTGTACCCTGTGGCTGAATTACGTGACCCATACTCTACATTCCCTGGATATCAAGGTGCAAATCAAATGGCAGAGGAATTAGTATCTATTAGAAAAGTACCAGGAGAGTATTTAGTAGAAATGTATCCTGAATTAAAAAGTTGGTTTGCAGACCAAGGCAGGAAAACAAATGAACCTTATAGTTTTGTATCAGGTTTATATGTTAACCCTACGCAAGACGGCTCTTGGGAAAACTCAAATGAACACGGTGAAGTAATTGTTGAATATATAAATCCTGAAGGAACTTATATAGTTCACGTAGCTTCTAAAACAATAGTTGACTTTGTTCCAAATCCTCTTAAATCAGGACCTGCCTTTGTTTGTGCAAAAAGATATTCATTTGACCAAATACAAGGACAGTTTGACCAAGTTATAGGATTAATGGCTGCTATGGCAAAAGTAAATATTATGTCAGTCATAGCTATGGAAGATGCAGTATTTACAGAAACTAACATTGTAGGTGAAATTGAAAGTGGACAATACCGTAAAGGTAGAAATGCTATTAACTATTTAGCACCAGGTTCACAAGTAATTAAACCAGTTACTAATCTACCGTATCAGTTATTTGAATCTGTAGGTAGGTTAGAAAGACATCTTAGAACCGTAGCAGGTTATCCTGTACAAGATGATTCTATATCTCCTAACAGTTTTGTTACAGGTAGAGGTTTAGAAGAATTACAAGCAGGTATTGGAGCTATGGTAAATGAATATCATAAAGTATTACAATATGCTATTCAAGACATAGATTACAAGAGATTAGAGTTGGATGAACTTGCACTTAATAAACGTAAACCATTAGTAGGTACATTAAGAGGTGCATCATTTGCAGAAAACTATACACCTGCTACAGACATTGATGGCAACTTTCTTACAAAACGTAAGTATGGTGCAATGGCTACATTTGATGAAGCTACAAAAGTAATTACAGGTTTACAGTTGTATCAAGCAGGTATTATAGATAAAAATACTATGCAACAAGAAATGGATGGTTTAGATAATATTGCAGCTATTAATGAAAGAATAACTAAAGAAAAAGCAGAAAAGGTTATGTTTGAATCTTTATTAGCACAAGCTAGCAATGGAGACCCTAAAGCGGCAATGGCATTAGTAGATATATATAATAGTCCAAACAACATAGGTACAATACTTAAGAAGTTTTATACAGCAGAAGAACCTGAACCTAGTCAACAAGAAGCTATGATGGCACAAATGTTAGGTCAAGGAGGTCCGCCAATTCCAGGAGGACCACCACAACAAGGTGGACCACCACCAAATCCAGGAGAAGTAATGCAGTTGTTAGGAGGAGGATAATGCCTGTACCTGAAGAAGCAAATATTAACAATAAGTTTCATAGCATTATTACAGCAGAAGAATGGAAAATAAATAAATTAGATGTCGCAGAGTTGTATTTAAACGATTCAATGCAACCTGAAGAAGAATTAGATAGTTGGCATACTATGGACGGTTTGACAATTATGTATGTACCAGGGTATGGAAAACTACAAATGATATGGATAGAGGATGATAATGACCAGAGGACCTAATAAAAAAGCATTTGCTGTAGATGAACAAAGAGGAGAGGGTGCTGCACAACGAGAAAGTTTACTTAGAGGTGGACCTTTAGAAATGGATGAAACAGAAGTTGCTGTGTCTGATAATACACAAAATGTAGGAGCATCACAAAATTTAGTAGATTTACAAAGAATGGCATCAAGTGGAGGAGCATTTGCACCGTCTAATAACAATAGACCTATAATCGAAACTGTACCTAACGAAATGAATTATGAAGCAGTAGAGCCAGGTCAAGCTAGTAATACAAATATGATACTAGCTGCTATTAACGATTTACTGGGAGGTAGTGAAGAAGCAAGCTCTATGATAGGATAACGTATGGGATTTTATGCTTTTGAACCACCTGACTTAGAACAAAGTTATATAGACAAATCTAACGAAAGAAGTAAAAAATATAATTCTGTTAAAAATTTAATTCGTACAAAACCTGAAGTTGGTAATAACTTTGAAGATATTACAAACAAATGGGGTAATCATTTAGGTAGAGACATAATGGTAGGTAGTGCTCTACTAGGTTTTAGCTCTATATCGCCTGAAGTTGCATTACTTATTGAAAGAAAAATAGAAATAGAACAACAACAAAGTAGAAATTTTTGGGAACAGACTAAAGCAGCAGGTAGAGGATTAATTAGAAATGCTATAGTAGGTATGGATTCATTAGCTGAAGCTACAGTTAAAAGACCATTCCAAGCATCAGCAAGAGCTCTTATAGATAATGGTATGAATCCTAATCTTGCTTATTTACAAATGTTTTCTAACTTAGTTGGTTTAGACAAACCATTGATGAATCTTGCATTAGGTGATGAATATGGTGAGTTTAGAAAAGACTATGAATTAGCTAAAGATGAATTAGGTCCAACACAAGCAGGATATGCAATACGTGAATTAGCAAAAGGTAATAGAGTTAATTTAGGTAGTGGATATTTTGGTAACTCCACATTAGCAAGAGATACAGATATATATAAAGAATTATCACAATCTATAAAAGACCCTAACCAATTAGCTGAAATAGAAAAAGTAATACAGGCACAATTAGGTTTTGATATATCAGGAACAGAGAGAGCTAAGGTAGAAGCTAATAAATACAGAGGAGTTACTATAAGCCCTGGTAGATTAGCTGCTGTACAAATATCAGAACCAGGAACAGATAGATATAAATTTATATCAGGTCTTATTGATGGTGTTGTTACATTAGGTCTTGACCCTGCAAACTTAGCAGGTGCTTGGGCAACAAAACTAACTAAAGCAGGAAAAACATTTAAAGTAGTAGAAAACAGTGCTGAACTTGCAGGCACTGTAGGAATAAGAACTTCAATAGGTCAAGGCAACAGAGTATATCAAGTAGTTAAAAAACAATTAAAAGAAGGTGAACCTTCTATGAGGTTGATGGAGAATACAGGAGGTAGATATGCTTCTAATGAAATAATACTTGTTGATGTAGGACCAACAATATTAAAAGGTGATGTTGCTTATACAGTAGATGAATTAAATGATATAGCTAAAGCTAATGGAAGAAATAAAGCATATATAGATGATTCTACTAAAGCACAAGACTTTATAGAAGAAGGTGGATATGGAAGAGGTTATACTCCAAGTAATACAGGAGATAGTTTTTTTGTAAACAATATAAAGTTAACTGACGATACAAAATTATCCGATAGTGGTAAGTATTTGCAACCAAGAAGAGCAGGTTCAAACGGTACTATGTTAAATAATATAATGTCAAGACTTCGTGGATTAGAACCACAAGAAATGGCAACTTTAATTAAAGGCACTCCGTTAGAGAAATTTTTTAATAAAAAGGCTTTCAATACTAATGTTGAACTTGATGGAAATGACATAATTAAAAATATGGTAAAGGCTATAGATGAAGATGACAGTTTCTTTAAACAGTGGTTTGATTACATAGGAGCAGAATATAAAGGTGGTAGGGCAAAGTTTGATACAATAGAAGAGGTTATTGATAATACAATATTACACGAACAAGCACACGGATGGATTAAAAAAGGTTTTGCACCAAAAAGTATATCATTAGACCAAACAACATTACCACGTAAACTATTAGGTCCACTAAGTAAAGCAGGAAGAAGAAAGCGTAGAGATGCCGCACTAGGTAAAGCAAGAGGTAAACTATCAGGGTATAACTATCCTGATGAAGTTCCTGAATTAGCAGATGAATGGCGAGCATATTGGAAACTAGAAAAAGATGTTAACCAACTTACTACAAATTTTAAAACATCTTATTTACAAGACAGACAAGAGTTAAAAAGACTTGCAGGTCTACAAAAATTTCTAAAACCATCATTAAATAAAACTGACTTTGAAGAATGGCATACAACTATAGGACGAGGTATATATAATTTCCTTGCTGAAAACATACAATCAGGAGGATTAGAGTTTCAAGACTTAAGAAAAATTATGCCTGAAGCTAGTCCTTCTACTTTACAAAGTATGTTAGACAATCCAAATATGGACAATATTGGTAATCTTATTGCACAAGAAGTAAGAACAGGTGGTATAACAAAGAGGTTAGACCCTTACTCATATACCTTTAGAGGTAAGCTATCAAGAAATTTAGGTAGAAATCTTAGTAGTAAAGGTAAAGTATTAGATGATGGTGGTCGTATCAATATGTCTGATATGGGTAGCTTTCTTGGAGTAGGAGCTGTTGTAAGCAGAAAGTTTACAGATTCAGCTATGGCTAGAATGTTTGGACAAGTTAGTCCATCTTTTATAACTGCTACATCTCACACACAAGGTATAAGAGAAATAGAAAAACTTATTGAATCTTTACCTTTTGAAAAATCAGTAAGAAAAAATTTATATGAAAAACTAGCACAGACTGATGCAAAGATATTAGATGATTATTTAGAAGGTGGTTCTTATTCTAAATTAAGATTAACAGAAGAATTTTTTAAATTACTTAATGGTTCAGGTACTGCAGCAGATGCAGGAATATTAGGTGAACTAGAAAAATTATTGCAAGCAAGAGGACTACCTGGTGCATTAAATGGTGGTATTACAAAGTTTGTAGCAGAAATACAAGAAGCTAGAAAGTACTGGGTGTCTTTAGTAGGAGATGAAATAGTTGACGTAGGATTTGGTACATCTAAATCAAATGATTTATTTTCTTCAAGAATTAGAAAGATAGGTGAAGACGCAGCAACAAATGCAAAGATTGAAGAGTTAGCTAAAGCAGGTAAACAAGAAGAGATACAAAAGTTTATTATGGCTACATTTGGTAACGCAGATGAAGCAGTGCCTTCAGCACATCTGTTATCAGAAATGCTTGTAGGAAATATTCCTTTGTTTGACCCTAATGATGTATTTAGAATACTAGGTACATTTAGAAATAGCTTACTTAAAATGTCAGGAGTAGGTTTACTTACAGGACTAAAAAGATTCGACCTTCCTCAACTACTAGGTAAAAACATAGAAAGCAACCCAATAATTTCTTTAGCTGCAAAAAATAAAAAATTTGCTGATTATGTTGCAGGTTGGGAATTACCAGTTAAATCTCCTTCAGGTAAAAAAGTAACGCAAAAGTATATAGCTGAATTACAAGACAAAGCTATTGGAGAGTTAGTAACAGAGTACAACAAGTATGGTGACAACATTTCTATTCAAGAATTAAAAGATGTTACTGATGATGATACATTTCAAATACTTAATAACTTAACAACAACACAGCAGCTAGAAACTGTAGCTAATGTAGGCAACATAACATCTAACGCAATAACTAAAGGACTTGCTAATGCACTTTATGCTAAACGTGTAACAGATGACGGTATCAAAATAGTAAACAGAGCATATACAAGATTTGCAAATAATGTTATGCAAGCAGCTTGGAAACCTTTAACACTCTTAAGATTTGCTTGGACTACAAGAGTTATTATGGAAGAACAACTAAGAATGTGGGCATCTGATTTAACACAGGTATTTACACATCCTATTTCTCACTTAGCTTATGTATTAAAGCCTGATGGACTTATGGTTAGAAATGCAGCTAGAGCAGAAAAGATATTTAAAAAAGCAATACCAGGATTTGATGATAACAATTTAGCTTTAACAGAAAAACTTATTGATAAACTAAAGTTTGGTGAGTTTGACATATTAGGTAAAGATATGTCCCAAGAGTTGTTATTTAAACAAGCTATGTCTAGAGGCTCTAATGGAATAATGATTAGAAAAGCAGCTTCTATAGATAGGTTCTTTAAAACAATTAAAAAGTCCTCTGTAACTAATTCACGTGCTAGTAGAAGAACATATGCTAAAGGATGGGCTACAGAAATAAATCAATTAGCAGATGATGACATAATGCACTTAATAGCAAATATTATTGTAGATGCAGGCAACACTGCATTTGGTGGTAGCATTACTAGAAATTCAACACCATTTATAAACATAGATGAACTAGCAGAATTTTTAGCAGGTAAAGGAAAAGACTTAAGATTTTATGAAGACAGAATGAGAGGTTTAAGAAAAGGAAACATAACTTATCAATCATTACTAGATGTTAGAAAATCCTACAAAGAATGGGTTAACAGTGGTGATGCAGTTACAGATTATGGAAGAAGATTAATTGATGGTGATGTAGAAAGAACAAAGGAACTTTTAAATAGTTATGTAGCAAGACTATTTGAAAAAGCAGGTGGTGGAGGCACCTTCAAAAAATATGTATTTAACGAAGGTTACAACAGAGCAAACTTACCTGCGTTTACTGATTTTGATAGAGGTATGGATTTTGAAGCAATGTTAGAAGCAGGAATCATAAGAGAAATAGATAAAGGATTAATATATAAATCTGCAGACAATCCAAATCTTGCAATGCCTATGTTATACGAACCAATAAATGGAGATAAGTCAAATAAATTTATTCAGTGGGTTGCAAACAGAGGATTTGATGCAGTTCCTACTGGTCAAAAAAGCTCAGTAGTTATACCTATTGGTAGATTTGCTAGTCCTAAACAGTATGATTTCTTAGTAGATACTTTATATAAACAAACAAACTTAGGTCCTGATGTAGTAAAGATGTCTAAAGAATTTGAAGATGCAGGTAGATTTTCTAAAGGTCAATGGGATAGTGCTATAGAAAGATGGTTTGATACTTTAATGTCAAGACCAACAAACAAGCTGTCTCGTTCTCCTGCATTTAGACAGTTCTATTATAGAAACTTAGAAAAGATGGCAGATAGATTAGAAGCAGATGCTTTATATCGTATAACAAGAATGGATACTACATCACAATATATGCCTAAAAGCACACGCAAAAAACTAAGAGAACTTGTACCTAAACCAGTAGGTGAAGGTATAGGTGCTGATGATTTAGAAAATTTTGATGAGTTTCTAAAGTCTTTAGCTTTAGCAGAAACAGAAGACTTACTTTATAGTTTAAATAGACGTTCTCAGTTTTCACAAGCAACTGCTTTACTATTCCCATTCGCAGAAGTTCATTTAGAAATAGCAGGTACTTGGACAAGATTGTTAAGAGAAAATCCAACTAAAGCTAGAAGAGCTAGTGTCAGCGTACAAACATTGCAAGAGGCAAATCCATTTAATTGGAACTTTGTTGGTGGTGATGCAGGAGATGACGCACCTATGATATATACAGATGAAAGAACAAATGAAGAAGTATTTGTATTTCCTTTGTTAGACCCTATACTAAAAAACTTTTTTGACAATGTGCAGAAACAAGACCTCAATGGTCAGCAACAAAATGTAGATGTAAACTTAAGAACTGTAGGTTTTACATCAGGTGTAAACATTATTGCAGGTGGGTTAATACCAGGAGTAGGACCAGTAGCACAGGTTGCTGCTAAAGCATTAATGCCTAATATGAAAGAAACAGGAGCATTTTATAAATTCTTATTCCCATTCGGTGAACCTACAGGCGGAATAATAGAACAAACTGCAGATGTGTTAGTACCACCTTGGTTACAAAAACTAACAGCACTTACAGAAGGTGCACCTGAAGGATGGGTAAGAGGATATACAAATACTGCTAAAGAAGTACTAAGAGCAAAATTAGTAAGTGGTGCTGTACAAATGGGTAAAGAACCTAGAACACAAGAAGAGATGAACACTATATTAAAAGGTGTATCAAGAGACGCTTGGATACTACATATGATAAAGTCTGCTGCACAATTTACATTTACTACACCATCATTTAGATGGGAGGTAGAACTAGAAGAAGGTGGGTTAGCACACGTAGACCCTCAAGAATTAAAGAAAAGAGGAATTGACCCTGAAGGAAGATTGTTTGGATTTAATACATTACAAACTGTGTATGCAAGATTTTTAAATGAATTTCAAGATGAAGTTATAGCAACAGAAGTATTTACTAATGTATTTGGTTTTGACCCTACAGCATTAGTTATATCTAAATCAAAAGAAATTAGACGTGTTCCATATACAGATGAGGCTTTAGACTACGCAAAAGAAAATCAAGATAAGTTTGATTTGTACCCTGAATTATTTTATTATGTAAGACCTGACATAGGTATTGATGAATTTGTTATGGCTTCTTGGGTTAATTCATTTGATGATAACTATTTAGGGGATTATGCAGCAAGAGTAGATATAAGTTTACCTGAGTATGCACAGTTACAAAATCAAGCAGCAGGACGTATGGCATTAGAAAGATATAGAAGAAGTATTACTGACCCTACCAGTCCTTCTTATGTAAAAGATGAGGCTACTAGAACTAATTTATTAACAGCATACAAGTTAACTTTGGCAGATTACTTTGTAGGATATGGAGAGAAACCAACAACAGAATCTAGAATAGATATAGGTTCTTTTCTTAAACAAGCAAGAGCTTTGGCTGCAGACCCTGATTTACAAGACGAGCAAGTTATTAAAGGTTTAAATATATGGCTCGATAGTTTTGATGCTATTCTAACAGTAAGAAGGACAGAGACAGGAATGTTAGGTTCTGATGTTACTGGTTCTTCAAACTGGTTAGTTGCTAGAGACCTGTTAAGGCAGAAAGCACAGGAAATAATAAAACAGTATCCTTTGTTCCAGTTTGTTAATGACGAAGTTTTAGAGAGAGTAATAAGAGAAAACGAAGATGAGCTGATACAATATGGTTATAAATATAAGTCAGGCTACGAAGGAAGTCAATAATGTGGATATTAATATCTAAAATACTTTTTACATCAAGTGGTACAGTTTCTAAATTTAATCCAAGTGGAGCAGTAGATTATTCAAAAGCACTATGGTATGACCAAAACACTGGAGAAACTAGAGAGGCTACAAAGCCTGATGGAAGTCCTATTGTTAATATTGAGAATTACATACAAAGAGAACAAGAAGGAACTATAGTAGGAGGACCTCAAGCAGGTGGAACTTTAGACAACCCTGGTCCAACATTAGGTTCAGGAGGAGAACAGGTTAGAGAACCTCGTGCATTAACTCCTGCTGAAATAGATGAGGCTGTAGATAATTTTTATAACAATAATGATGTACCACCACCATTTGGATATTTTATAAATGAAGAAGGAGTAGCAGAAGAGTATCCAAAAGATGAAGATGGAGAGTATGTATTTCCAGGTCAAGGTCCAAATGACCCACCTCCACCATTAACTCCTGACGAAGCTATTAGGTCAAGACTTGCTACACAAGGTATTAAACAATTTTTAGGTTTTGATGTATTAGGTACACCACTGGGATATCAAGGAGCAGGAGAGGGATACGGTGATAAACCTGTTTATATTCCTGAGTTAGTTACTACATTGTTTATGGATGATATGTTGTCTGAAGACTATATTAGAAATCTACAAACTAAATTAGTAAAATCAGGATATTTAGTAGGAGGATTTGAAGTAGGAGCAATGGATGCCCAAACACAGGCAGCCGTATTAGCATCTATGACAGAGCATAATTTAGAAGGTAGAGTGCCTTATTTTGATGATGGATTTTTAATTGAAGGTGCTTTACTTGCTCTGCAAACAACTGATTTCACATATACATTAGATGGTGAAACAGTGACAGTGCCTGCAATCTTAGACCCTAGTACAGGACAACCTATTGTAAAAGGAGATGAAGTAGCACAGTATCAAAGTATGTTTGCATTTACTCCACAGAAAAAAGAACAGATAAGAGATTTTTTCTTTAATGAATTAGACAATGATATTGCTTCAGTAGATGAAAAATTACTAGATAGTTTTAGTATTAATATACCTGTATATGATACAGAGACAGCAGGATATATAGCTATGGATGCAGTTAGTAATTACTTTGGAGGTGCAGATAAACTTAGTTATACACAAGCACAATCTTTACAAGGTGTTGTTAATAAACTTTTAGAGCTTACTAAAAATGACTTTGACAAAATGATTGTAAAAAATGTTAAGCAAGACATAGATGCTACAGTTAGTCAAATTAACTATGACAAGTTTATTGCAGATGGTGGAGAAGAAGCATATAGAAATAGCCTTAAAGAACTGTATCCATATATGGACCCAAGAGCTATAGACAGTATGGTTAGAAATAAAGTAGCTTCATTTAAAGTAACAACAGATGCAGGACTAGGACCTGCTAGTTGGGCAGGGGGTACTCAAGATGCTTTTGCACTTAGTGGTATGGGAGACAGATTTAATTCAATGTTTCAGTCAAGACTAAATAGAGCTGTAGATAAAATATACGGAGATGAAAAAGATTTAGCAAACAATCAAGCAAAGTATGATGCAGCTACAGCTAACTTCTTTAGAAGTGCTAACAGTCTAAGAAACTTAGGTTCAGGAATATAATGGCAAAGGTATCTGCCAAACAACTTGTAGAGTTATTACAAAACGCAGGAGCTAACACAGAAGATATTCCTACATTAGTAATGATATCTTTTTATGAATCAAACTTAGAAACAGGTGCAGAAAATCAAGATACAACATCAATAGGATTATTTCAAATAAATGCAGATAGACATTTTAAAAACGGTAAGCCTGACAATACTTTAAGTAGTTTTGCAGGAAAAGATATTACATTAGAAGAATTTGAACGTAAATTAAAAGACCCACAGTACAATGCAGAGTTTGCAGTACATTACTTAAAAGTTATCAGAGAAGATTTGGAAGATGGCAGTAGTCAGTTTGGTATGGTAACTGCTGCTAACAATGACCCATTTGGTATATGGGAAGCATACACAGATTATGTGTTACCATATCTTAGTGGTCAAATGCCTGCAGGTAGAGGTAACAATGCTGATGAAAAAAAATCAGATGTTGTTGCAGGTATAAACTCTTACGTTGATGCATACTATACTCTAGGTATGGAAACAAATAACAATGAACCTGTAGTAGAAGAAACACAAACAAATGAACCACCTGCTGAACCTACACCTGAACCTAGTGGATTAGGACAAGAGCGTAGAGAAAGTGGGTATTCTCAAAGAGAGATAGCAAAATTTAATAGAGCTACTGAAAAGATAGCTAAAATGATGAATCCTACTGACCCTACAAATTTAGAAACAATTAGACAATCTCAGTTATATCTAGCAAACCAAGTAGGTATGAATATACAAGAAATACCTTTAGATGTGCGTTCAAACTATGACCAAATAGATGCTGTTATAATGAACTTTGTCGGACAATTAGGAAAGATGAAAGCTAGATAATGACACATAAACCTGAACATTTGGAAACAGACCCTAGAACACCTTTAGAATATGATATGGACCAAATAATATTAAGCGAGTCTTTGCCTGCATTAGAAGATACAGTACCTACTCCTGATATGATTAGGAGGAATGAAGATGGGCAATACTATTTCTTTTATACACTAGAAGCAGACAAGGTAGAAGGTTTAGAAGAAGATGTAACTGTATATTATTTATCAGAATCTAATTACAAACTAACTGTAGACCCAGGAAGTGCAGAAGAAATAGCTAATACTGCAATAAGTTTTGGTAGCATAGAAGAAGTTCAGTCTAATCTTGCAGGATTAAACCCTATAGATGTACTTATATCATCAATTAAAAAAGAAGCAGACTTAAATCCTTATCTCGTAGTACAAGAAGATAGTGGAGAGTATGCTGTACTTGGATTATTTTTAGAAAGTATATTTGAAGGAACACCATTAACTTACGAAGATTATGCGTATGTCAGTCCTACTATAGCTGCACTTAATGCAGACCAGTTGGAATACTTTAGAGCAGTAGCACTAGGTTCAGACAGAGAAGCTAATGCTACATTAAGAAGACTTCAAGATAGAACAAAAATAGAAGTTGCAGGATTGATAAGTAAGTATGGTCAGTATGACATACCACAAGATTTAATAAATAAACTTTATGATATGAGACTTAAAGGTGTTTTAAGTAAAGATGATTTATCAGAACAGTTTAGATTAATACTCTTTCCTGAACTACCAGGATTTAGAAATGATGAAATACAAGAGTTTATAAAAGATAAACAGTTAGAGATGCCTGAAAGTTTAGCTTTTATACAAAGAGCTAAAGACCAAGCAGAAGCTAAGTTAGGTATGGATTTAGCGTCATTGTTTAAAGAAGAAGACTATAACTTTTTTAGTAATGTATTAGCTACCACTAATGGACAATCATTGTTAGATGCTAAGTTACAAGAAGTATGGGATGAAAATGTCTCAGACAAATATAAAGGTAGAGATTATAACACTTCAATTATTGGAGTTAGAACTATGGCAAATAAGTATGGTAACTTAGATGAAGCAGGTAGAGATAAAGATTTAGTATATAACTTGTTTCAAATGGATGACCCGTCTGAACAAAGGAAAGCAATCATATCACATTTCTTAGAAGTAGGAGATGATGGAGCCTTAACTAAAATGGCACAAGGGTTAAAAGGTCAAGGACTAGGACAAATATATTTGTCTCCAACAATAACAGGACAAGGATAGTATGGCAGAAATAACTAATGAAATACTTGCAGAAAATAGTATTAATCAAAGTATGTTATATACAGATGACAACGACAATAAAGTTGTTTACGTATTCAAAAATGATGAATACATAACAGCTACAACTGCTGAAGAACTTGCTGAAGCATTGAGTGGTGGTGGAGTTGCAATAGCAGAAAACTTATTTGAAAACGAAAGCTATGGTGGCACAGGTACTACAACTGGTACTGATATGGATGAAGGAGATGCTTCACCTACAGATGATTTAAGTTCTTTCTTTACAAAATTAAATGAAACAATATCAAGTATAGGAAGACAAGATAGAGAAGACGAGCCTACGTTTGTACCTACCCCTAAACAAATAGAAGACATAGTTCCTTGGTTAGCAGGTAAAGGTGGCTTACTACAAACTTATGTAGATTCATATATAGAAACAGGTAATGCAGAATTTGCATTAGGTGCTGTAAGAAATACAGAAGAGTATGCATTGTACTATCCAGGAATTAAAAGAGTTGATGGTTCGTTAAGAATGAACGAAGCACAGTATGAACAAGTTAGAGAAGGTTATTACAGAATACTTTTAGAAAATGACTTGAATCCTTTAGTGTTTGAAGAAGCAGGTAAGGTGTCATCTCTTATAGCAGGTGATGTAAGTGTGTCAGAATTTAAAACAAGAATAGAAAGTGCTAGAACTGCATTTACAGACAACCCTATAGCAGAAGAAATTAAAGCATATTACTCTGCAAATTTTCAAATAGACTTAACAGATAACGCAGTATTTGCTGCATCATTAGACCCTGATATATCTATAAGCATATTACAGAATCAAATATCACAAGCACAATTAGGTGCTGAGGCTGCATTAAGAAATTTAGATTTAACTACAGAACAAGCACAAAGATTATTACAAGCAGGAATAACACAATCAGGTGGACAAAGATTATTTGCAAGAGCTAGTGATTATATACAACAGCTAAATAGATTAAGAATGGCTCAAGGAAGACCTAATGAAATTAACTTGCAAGATATTATAAATACAGAAGTTCAACAAGACCCTGCTGCTCAAAGAGAACAGGAACGTATACTTAATCAAAATAAAGCAATTAGTACTGCACAAGCAGGAGCAGCTACAACTCAGAGTGGAGAAGTTGCAGGTTTAACAGAAGCATAGTATACTATATGTAGTGCCTGTCGAGTTCGGCACTCTAAATATAGGGTCGTATTCGAGAGAATTTCTAAGGTATTCTCTTTGTTGTTCACAAACCCTTAAGACATCCCTTTAATTACCTAGCGATTATTGTTATGGGATATTTATATGCTAGAGAAGATGGAGATAATATATGGAAAATATAGAACAAGTAAATACAGATACACCTGATGAAGGCGGTATAAAAGAGCTAAGAGAAGAATATAAAAAACTCAAAGCTGAAAATAAAGCCTACAAGCAGAACGTTATGAACTCTGCTTTACAATCATTAGGATTAGAAGCTGATAAAGGTATTGGAAAAGCCGTAACTAAAATGTATGATGGCGAAATAAATAGCGAAGCTATTGCTGCTTTTGTACAAGAAGAGTTTGGCGAGGTTGGTGCTATTGATGCTAAAACTGAACCTAATACTACAGATAACGTTGTTCAAGCTCAATCACGTGTAGAGCAATTACAAAAAGTTGGAGTAGACAATAAACCATTAGATATAGTGGGTGAGTTTAAACAATATGTTAATTCTCCACAAACAACAACTAAGCAATCTATCGCTGCAAAACTTGCAATGATGGAACAGGATAAGAACAAATAGGAGAGTCGTAAATGGACGCAATAACAACTCCCGACCCGATATACGCTTCGGATATAAATAATTTTCAAGGCGAATTATTTCGAGTCGGTGGACAAAGAACACCTTTCTTATCTGCTATGGGTGGTTTGTCAGGTGGTGGAAAAGTTATTCAATCAACTTTTTTCCAATTCCAAACTGCTGACAACGTAACAATCTCTGGTGCTGCAACCGAAGGTACTGAGGGTGGACAACCAACAGAATACCTTGGACGTAACAGAGGTGCTTACACTCAGGTAACACAGATATTCCACAAAGGTGTGAAAATGTCATACACAGCTATGGCAGCCTACAATCAACAAAATACTTTTGATTTAGGAGCAGCAGGGTATGCTTCATCAGATGGTGATGGAACTACAACTGGTGCAGACAAGTTAGCTCTTTTTGGAGGTAACCCAATAACAGACGAACTAGCAGAACAGCTTGAACTAGCTCTTGAAAAAGTAGCTAGAGAAGTAGAATACTTCGCTATCAATGGTGTTTTCGCTGATGGTACACACGCTTCTAACCCTATTGGAGACAATAGAACATTTAGAGGATTGTCAGCTCACTGTGCGTTGAATGGTGGTAACAAATACTTCAACACATCCACAGAAGCTACAGGTGGTACTGCTAAAAAACTAGACTGGGATGCAGTCGCAAAGTCATTAAAAACACTTTATGATGCTTCCGCTCCAGTTAAAAACCCTGTTCTTTTGGTTAACTCAGCTAACTTATTAGAACTTAACAAGCAACTATTATAACCACAATCAGGTGGTACAACTGCAGCTATCCTTCCAAGAGATAGAAACGTAGGTGGTGTTGACATTGATACTGTCGTAACACCATTTGGTTCTATCGGAATGATGGTATTAGATTCAAACATCTTGGGCAGCAATGATGCTTTCATTGTTGATATGGCTTATGTAAGCCCTATCTTCACAAACATTCCTGGTAAAGGAACAGTTTTCGTGAGAGACATTGACCAACAAGATTATGCAAGAGTTGCAAAAGCAATCTATATGGAAATGGGAATCGACTTCGGTCCTCCACAATATCATCTCCACATAGACGAAATTGCTACTCCGTAGTAATTAATTTGAAGATTAGGGTGGAACTCCACCTCCACCCTTTTCTTCTGCTATAGTAAGGAAGATATGTACAAATTTAACGTTAAAGAAGTAACAATAGATATATCTGCAAATACCACACAATCAAGCAGTGTAAACACAGACGGTATGTTGCTAACAGGAATTGTATTTCCTGCAGCAATGACTGGTACAGCAGTTACTTTTGACTTCTCTGTAGATGGAACAAACTTTTATGATGTAAAAGAAACAGACGGAACAGATGTAAGTTATACAGTATCCGCAGGTGATGTAGTTAGAGTAGACCCTAGTGGTTGGGCATTTGCTTCAAGTGGTTTTTTAAGAGTAACTTCAGGTAGTGCTGAAGCAGCAGATAGAGATATTAAATTAATATTTAGAACAGCTTAGGAGGGCCAATGAGTGCAACTATTGGAGACCTAATAGATAGGACCTATAGAGAATATCTAGAGCCAATGGACGACCTGACAAGTTACACAACTTTAGGTTCGACAATAAGTGATAGTGCAACAACTCTTAATTTTAATGGCGACTTGTTATCTATAGAAGAAGAAGACTCTATGGATGCAGGAGCTATCATTGAAATAGGTCAAGAGCTTATGATATGCACAGACCTAAATGCAGTTACTAATACATTGACAGTAACTAGAGGTGCAAGAGGTACTACTGCTGTACAACATTTAGCAGATTCTATAATTAAAATAGCTCCAGTATTTCCTAGAAAGAACGTGTTTGATGCTATATCAGACCAAATACATAACTTGTATCCTACTTTATTTGCAGTAGAAACTATATCAGTTAATGCAGCAACAGGATACACAATACTTGGTTCTCACGGTACAGACCAAGATAATAACAATTATTTAGTAGCACCACTTAAAGCTATATCACAATATACAGATTTTTCTGCAGGCTCAGATGAAACAGGAATACAATATAGAGGAGTACAAGTAGAGTTAATAGATTTACCTAACCCTTTTACTTATGTAGATAGTGATGGTGTATCAAGAACTAAAACATACAACAATGGTCCAAGTGTAGTACACGCTGTGCAAACATATAATATATTGTCAGGACACGTTGTTTACATTACATTTAAAAAGAAGTTCTTAGACGTAAGAGATTATGACAGTGATGGAGATATAGAAGATACTACTCTTGCACAAATAGGTTTAGAAACAGAATACGAACCAATCATTATGACAGGTGTAGCTGCACAACTTATGTCAGGTAGAGATATACCTACTGCTACTGCTGATTATATATCTGACCAAATGGGCGTAACTAACTTCCCAGTAGAATCTGCATCAAGAATAAGAAACTCATTATTAGCATATCAAAGAGCTTTAATACAACAAGCTAGAAAAGATTTAAGAGCTAGATATCCTGAACCAGTAACAATCAACTCTATAAGTTACGGATAATGCCTAGAATTGCATCAACCGTTAACATCTCTAATCCAAAAAGATATGGGTATGACGTTAGAGTAGATGACATATTGTTACGTTCTGCTGTTGGTCCAGGTAGAGAAATGCAAATACAATCATCAGATGTACAAGAAGGACAGATAAATGTTAAACAAAATCCTGAAGATTTTACTTCTAACTTAGGCCGTAAGTTCTCTCGTAATAACTTTTCAGGTGGTCAAGGATTAGATACAGCACACAGAGTTAATGGTAATCCTAAAGATGTAACTAGATTTTTTGACAGCAAAGGGGTAGATGTATTTCACGCAGATGATGAAACAGCTTATAGTGCTAAGTTACTACACACAACAACAACACAAAGTCAAAGTTTTAGTGCTGATAATAACTATTTAGCACAAATTACAAATGGAGATGTATTCGTAACTGACGGTACAACTATACATAAGTATGATTTATCAGCAGAATCTTGGTCTGAAATATCATCTAGTACAACAGGAGCTACACATAACTTTACAGGTTTAGTTGCAGTTGGAGACAGAATGTATGCTACAACTGCTGACGGTACTTCAGGTTCACAGTTGATAGAATTTACAGGTAGTTCCTGGGTAGTAAGAACTACAGACCAAACCTCAAATGGTTTAACAGGTATACATTTTGCTAAGGGTCAGTTGTTTATATCAGGTGATGATGGAACTGTAGGTTACTTGTGGGGTATAAGTCCTATAGGACAAACCTGGGATTCTAGTGATTTAACAGAAGCTAGTGCAATAGTTACATTTGATAATAGTTTTAGTATAACATCTGTAATAGATGCAGGTTCAGTGGTTTTAGCTGCGTCAACAAGTGGAGATATATTTTCAATAAAAGATATAACAGGTACTATGACACTAAAAGGTCAAACTAATATACCTTTTGAAGAAGTACATTCTCTAGCAGCATCTGAAGGCATTGTATTTTTTGGAACAAAAGAAAAAACAAAATCAGTAGGTAGATTTTATACAGCTCAACTAACTGTTGCTGATGACTTATATGTGGTAGCACAAAGACAATTAATAAAAGAATGGGATATAACAGGTGTAGATAGTACACCTAAATTTATGTTTGTATCAAGAGATAGTGTTTACTGTGGTGTAAAAGAAAGTGGTAGTGAAACATTTTTGTGGAGATATTACTTACCAACTGCAGGTTTTGCTAGAAACATAAAGATGGGTGCAGGTGGATTTGTTACTGGTATTACACAAGTAGAGGGTAAATTTATGGTAGTTGTCGCAGCAAGTGATGTATATTTAGAAACATCTACATTTGAATCTGAAGGTTATATACTGTTATCTGCTGCAGATTTCTTTACTGCTGAAGCAAAACAATTTGTAGGTGCAGAAATGTCTACACAAAGTTTAGCTTCTAATACCACAACAGAATTATTTTTTTCTACAAAGTTTGAAGCGTTAGACAATCCTAATGATTCGAGTTTTAAAAAAGCTATAGAACAAACAACAGGTACAGGTGACGTTGAAAAACAGATAGCTGAAGTATCTAGGTTTATAGTAGGTAAAGTAGTTCTTAAGACTTCTGATGGAATAAATACACCTAAAGTAAAATCAGTACAGTTTCGTGCATTAGCAAGGCCTGAACTTGTAGTTGCACAAATACCTATAAATGTATCAGATAGAGTAGAAAGGCCTAATCGTAAACCTATAAAAGTAAAAGGTTTAGGTGAAGCAATATATTCTGAGTTACGTACAAAAGAAGGTGCATCTGTTACGTTAGAAATATTTGACCCTGCTGAAGTTATACGTGGTGTGGTAGAAAGAATAAGCTATCCAATAAATTCAAATGTTGAAAGAGGAAGTGTAACCCAGTATGCTATAATAACGGTGCGTGGTACTAGACAGCAAACTGTTACAGATGTAACTAGCACAGAAGTGTTTGGTATTCAGCAATTAGGATTATTGAAATTTGGAGCATAGATGACATTACAGACAGCAACATACAGTAACTTTTTTGAAACAACATTAAATGGTATTGTTGCATCAGGTGCTACTAATTGTACATTAACAGCAGCACCTACAACAAATGGAACTACTCCAATAGCTGCACCGTATTATTTAGTAATAGACCCTGACAATGCTTCTAACAGAGAAGTTGTATTAGTAACTGCATCCTCAGGTACAACAGTATCAGCTATGACTAGAGATGTAGAAGAAAGATATGATACTGACCCTACACACGTAGATGGTACAACTGTACGTATGGCCGTTGTAGGTGAGATGTTTGAAGATTTACACGACAGAGTAAATGACATAGCACTTACTGGAGATGTAACAGGAACTATAAGTAACACAACACAAGATATAGCTACAAGTATTGGTAGTGGTGTCATTGTAAACGCAGACGTAAATTCAAGTGCTGCTATAGATGCCTCTAAAATACACAACGGAAATGTATCTAATACAGAGTTTGGTTACCTAGATGGTGTATCTTCTGCAATACAAACACAGATAGACAATATATCAGCAGGTGCAGTAACACTTACAGTACCTATAACAGTCAAAGTAGCTGATGATGGTTCAGGTTCACAGAATGTTTTTTACTTTTTATCAGGTACAGATTCAGGTGCAGGAACTAGGTCATCTAATTTTATATTCAAGATAGGTTTTAAATATAAGTTTGATACATCTGACAGTTCATTATCAGGACACAATTTAAAATTTTCATTAACACAAGACGGTTCGCACAACAGTGGTTCAGAATTTACAACTAATGTAACAACTGCAGGTACACCAGGTAGTGCAGGTGCATCTACAACAATAGAGATTACACCTGAAACTTTAGGTATAGCAGGAGCTACATCAACACTGTACTATTACTGTTCTAACCATAGCGGTATGGGTGGAGAAGGTGCTATAAACTTATACTCATCAGGTGGTGGCGGTGGTGACATCCACGGTTTCTTATTGATGGGAGCATAATATGAGTATGTTAATGATGCTCAAAGAAGGTGGAAGTCTTGGTATAGATACTATTGGTAACTTACCTATAGACGAAGATATAGATTTACTGCCTGAAGCAACTGTATCATTAAATGTAGATTTACAATTAATGTTATGGTCTGACACAGGTTTCGCATTACAGTACCTAGATGTGGATGAAATGTTATTATTAGGTGCAGACTAAAAATATATG